CTGCTGGATGGCGATGCTCAGCGAGACCCTGGAGGTCGGCACCTCGTGCTGGTGCGTGGATTGGAACTACGGTCATACATGCCTCCTTATCTCGCGCTCTGAGAGTATGGCGCCATCGTCGGCGACGGTGAATTCAATAATCTTGGATCCTACTTTTTTTATTCTTCCGTGTTCTTTACCTGCAAAAACGGAAAACGTTCTCCTGATTTTGTGAGTTTTTTCTTCGCGCATCGTTGCCCTCCTGCCTTATCCTGAGATATTAGATACAAATAGGCAGGATCGCTCCTGCCTATTTGTAGAGACTCTTAATACTCTATGCGTTGATCAACTAGCTATAGAAGGAGAAGCATTTTATCGTCTCGCAGTCTCCGCTATACCGGAATAGTTGTCCACTGAAAAAACTATCGCTATTGTATCCATCATATTTTCCCAGATTGCCCGAATACCGCATAGTATCCGATAGGTTGTATACATATTTGCGATATATGATGTAGCTGCATTGATCCAAATACTCCATTACTACTTCCATATCGCCAGAATATCCGCCGTGGTAAATGGATATCATTATTTTTTGATACTTTTTCGGCAATTCATGGAAGGATAAAATGTTATGCGCGTGATTGTTGCCAGTGATTGTAACATTGTCTATTATCTTTTTCATTTCCTTTACTCCTTCATCCTTACTTCCAATAGGCTGGATGATCCAGCCTATGTGTAGAATTATTTGATCTCAATAGTGTCGAAACCTATTGAGCTGTCGGGGTAGATCGTCATGGTGTATCCATGCTCTCCCAGCAGGGAGCTGGCCCATTCGTCAAATTTTTTGGGTAAATTAAACAAATCGAGGTCGTTATTGCCAACCATGTCGCAGATGTCTTTGTTTACCGAATCGCGCACATCGTCGGGCAACTCGCCGATCATGGCCTGGCACACATCGTCTATATGCTGATGGACCTTAAGGACCGAGTGCCACCAGTCATAGTCATCCTGAGATATCGGGGTGTAGTCTCCCTCGCGGGAGGCTCCCTGTAGTCGCCCATCGATAAAGTCCGCCACATAATCAATCCCGTTCCTGCTGATTCGCAACTGTTCAATTTTTTTAGTCTCATTGATCTTAACCTGTACCATGATCTGCTCCTTGTCGCCTTGCTCTCGCTGTGGCGATTCTATAAACCTTGGGAGTCTATCTCAACCCCATGATATCAGTATCGCATGTCATTGCCATTGTGCCAACAATAATATGTATCAATCTAACGATTTATTTACATATACAGCAAGGCTTTGCTATGTATGATATAAGATACATGGCAAGGTTACGGCTTGACCATGTATGATTATATCCACTCTATGATGTATGATTATTGATACTCTAGTATGTATGATTAAGTAGACAACCGCACCCGGTCGTGTATGATTTTTCATACATGCTAAAGCGGGGAGCGTACGCAGAGCCAGGGAATCTAAGGGTTTTCTATAGTCCTGAAGAGAAGACTTGAGCTTGGATGGTAGGAGGTAGGTTACGATTATGATTGACAGCATGAAGAAGATGGAGTATGGTTCAAGTATGGGACGGGATCACCGGACCATATCATGCCGCCTGCCGGACTCTTCACCCGGCACAAGGTTGCCCGCCATGCCACTCCTCATGGTGGGCTTTTTATACCCATCTAGGTAGGGGGCACGGGTCACACAGGGGCACCCGGTTGAAGCCGAATAGCCGAACGCGCTTGATGTAAATCCTGCGTATAAAATATAAAAAATTTATAAGGGCCGAAGCGTCGCAACGTTTTGACTTGCACGATCTGTGTTTATGCTGTATATCTGTAAGATATGAAAGTATTGATAGCGTGCGAATATAGCGGTATTGTCCGCGATGCCTTTATAGCGCTAGGGCATGAAGCCATGTCGTGTGATCTACTGGACACCGAAAGGCCAGGGCCACACTACAAGGGTGACGTGCGGGATGTTCTTTATGACGGATGGGATATGGTTATCGCGTTTCCTCCATGCACGTATTTAAGCAACGCCGGAGCTTGTCGGTTATACCCCGAAAAGGGAAAGATTGACAAAGCACGATATCTCCAAGGTTTACAAGCGAAAGAATTTTTCCTCATGTTTTACAATTTCGACTGTCCTAAAATTGCAATAGAAAATCCAGTATCAAGCGGTGTTTATAAGATGCCGCAACACACTCAAGAAATTCAACCCTGGATGTTTGGGCATCCGTATACGAAAAAAACCCGCTTATGGTTAAAAGGATTGCCGGAACTGAAGGCGACAAATTCAGTAAACCCGATAGGGCCATTTGTCCCTTCAGGAACTGGAAGAAAAGATAGATCAAAATACGGTTCAGCAAAAAGAGGCGACGACGCCAAAAACAGGTCGAAGACATTTCAAGGCATAGCCGACGCCATGGCCGCGCAATGGGTCGGTATCAATGGCTGAACAAGTTGACGGCGGTGCCCTACTCATCTCCAGGTTTCGGGCGGCGAACGCTCGGGCCTCCCACCTGGAATTCATACGTCGATGCTGGATGAAGCCTCAAGAACCATTGGTAGAGGGGTTCCATACCCGAAGGATATGCGAAGCCATTGACCGGGCGTTCGAACGGCTGCGGCAGGGACGCTCAACATACTTGATGATATCGGTTCATCAGAGGGCAGGTAAGTCTGATATAATTAGTCGGTACGCTGGCGCCCACTTCATCGGGGAGTTCCCTGGTAAGGAAGTGCTGCTGGCGTCGTACTCGGCTGATGTTGTCGAAGAGTTCTCGGTGTTTAGCCGTAACGTGGTCAAGTCGCCCTACTACGGACGCCTGTACCCGAACGTGCAGGTATCGGATGAGACGAATAAAAAGACAGAGTGGGCGATAGTCGATAAGAAAGGGAAGCCGACAGGAGGAGCGTTCAGGGCATCTGGCCTGTTGTCGGGGTTGAACTCGAAAGGGTATAGCCTGGGCGTGTTGGACGACTATTGCGCGTCAAGAGCGTCGGCTGAGAGCGCGGCGTACAGGAACACCACATGGGGCGCGTTCACGAATGACTTTATGACAAGACGGGCGCCAGTCAGCATAACGATCATCCTGGCGACACAGTGGCATATCGACGATATAAACGGAAGGGTCAAGGCACAAATGGCGAAAGACCCGGCGTTCCCTCAGTTTGAAGTGCTGTCGTTCCCCGCTCGGGCGAGAGATTGGAAGGAACAACACCCGGATGACGAACAGTATCCAACTGAGTATTTGTTTGAAGATCGGATGGGAAGAGAGTGGTACGAGAGTCAGTACGCGACACTTGGGACATACTCGGCAGCCGCGCTCATGGACTGTAATCCACAACCGCGGACGGGTGGACGACTGAGCATAGATGGAATAGAGTATTTGGATGAGTTCGAGGAAGAGATAGATAAGCCCTGGGCAAGAGTATGGGATCTTGCACATACCGCGAAGCAGCGCGGGGGCGATGACCCGGACTGGACATCGGGCACACGGATGTATTTCGAGCGGCGCGAGGGCGACCCAGTGCCGCATATATGGATAGCAGATGTGGTACGACTGAGAGAAGGGGCATTGAAGCGCGATGAGAAGATACGCGAGACTGCGATAGCCGATGGGGTGTATGTCCGGCAGGCAGTCGGATCATCAATGGACGCGAAGGACGCGTACACGTATTTAGTAGCTGCGCTACCGGAGATATCATGGACACCACTGCAAGAGATAGGCGACAAGGCGACAAGGGCGACACCCCTCGAACCGATATTTGGGGCGGCAACCCCACACGTACATGTCAAAAACGGACCATGGGTGGACGCATGGGTCGATGAAGTCTTGCGGTTCGACGGCATGGGCAAGCAGCATGACGACCAGGTAGATAATTTGAGCGCAGGGTATATATTATTCATAGGACCAGGATACGTCGCAGATGCACGGGCGGGAGCGGCGCTGGCGGCACGCAGGGCACGATGTTGATAGATGGCGCACCGCGCCGGGAGATGTGACATGAGGACATGGAACAGGAGCTACACATGATGGTGGCGACACGATGATGACGATAGACTTCCATGGTGCGGGCGGTCGCGGGTTCTCTTGGCAGTGGGGCAAGGAACGAGATACGCCGACGAGGACAGGGGTCCGCCGACCGGCCCCGGTAGATCAGACGGGCGGACTGACAGCAAACGAAGAAATGCTCAAGGGCGCGTATCATGGAACATGGCAAGGGCTACAGTTCGCAAGCCCCTTGATGTTCACTCCGGTCAACGTCCCTGTCAACATGATGGGCCTGCCGACGCCGGTGAGTGATAACGCGCGGACACAGCGTGTGCTGGACGAGATAACGCAGATGATGTCCGGTAAGATGTCGAAGCTGCACCGGGGATACCTGCTGTCGGGGACGACATGGCGGTTCCCCCGGTATGACGCGAAGCTGGACACGCTGGTATGGGAGACGATATCAGATAGTTCGGTGTCGGATATCCTGATGGATGTCCTGACCGACAAGGCCCAGGCCATGCTCACGGATGAGGGTATCACTCTTTCGGTGGGGGAGAACCAGATGATCAACGTGCGCCGCAAGCGACGGTATGAACCTGGGCGCGTCGTTGCAACGTGGGAAGGACAACTGCCTGTCGGCGTATCTAATTACACGGCGAAGAACATGGCCGGGGTGCTGCCTATCGGCTTCGCGCATGATACGGATGATAATGAACTGCGCGGGTACTCGGTGTTCTCACGGATCATCCGGGATCTGAAAGACTACCATGATATCGACTACCGGATAAGCGAAACCCTGACCAAGTTCAG